TTGGGTTAGCGGCTATACTCTGATGTATAGTCGGTGTAAAAAAAATCACTGGAATAACTGGATATTCTGAGCAATTGCAGCCTGTCTCTCGGACGGGTCTTTGATTGCTTCGATATCTTTCTTTGTCATGTTTCCCGGTGTCTGCTGCTGTCCAACATGTGTTGTAAATCTCGCCTGATTCTGCTGAGCCTGCTGCTGAGATTCATCCACAAAAGCGGATGCGTCAGACTGCTTCATCTGCTCGATCAGATCGTTCAGTCCAAGGATTTTACCGTCTTTCAGTTTTAATCCAGCTTCTTTGATGTCTGCCATGACTGATTTCTTTGCAGCCTCACTGGAAAATTTAACATCATCGAGTGCTGTTTTAAGTGCATCTGAGAAATCACGGTCATAGATTTTTGCGTTGAATTCTTTCTCTGCATCTGCCGCTTTCTGTTTCCAAGTCTCTAACTCGGTTTTAACATTTGCCGGGTCGATACCGTCAAAACCTTTCAGGGTCTCTTCTGCTGCTTCAGCACGTTCTTTCCAGTCATCACGTTCACCCTCGACTTTCGACAGAGTTTTCGCTACTTCTTTAGCATTCTTATAATGCTCAGAGAGTGCTTTCTTCACATCTGCCTGTTTGTCCTCTGGGATCTCAATTCCAAATGATTTTAATGTGTCAATAAGTTTCTGCATATACATCCTCCTGGTCGTGTTTATTGACCTGCCGCCGCAGGTAAATGGATTAAGCCAGTTAGACCACTGGCAGGGTAGCTGGAATAACAGGAATCGAACCTGTGACACTCTGATTAACAGTCAGATGCTCTACCAACTGAGCTATATCCCATTAACCCGGATTCCCGGGTTAGCAAGGTATTTATCGTGTTATGCCTGCCACGAGTTGTTTCGGATATTTATTTCTTTTAAAAGAAAAGTATAAATAACAAAAACCTTAATCAAGGAGGTGAGCCATCTTGCGTGCCAGACGGCAAATACGCACGACAGGATTCGGACCTGTTTAACTTTCCATTAAAGCGTGCGCACCAGCTACTAAATTAAAGAAAGGAGGATTAAAACGAAAATGTCAAAACAACCGTTTTACTTGTGCTTCCTGCTGCACAATTACATTATAACAGATTTCTTTTAACTACCTCTCTACCACTTTTTGTGTTTTTAAAGCATATCCCGGAGTTTTTCTACGTATCTCTTGACAAGATCGCGTTCCTCCCGGCACTCTGCGTCCTTAGACATATCGCTCATTTCTGTTGTGAGTTCGTCCAGATGTTCTTCCAGAGCGGCAAGCATCTTCCTCTTGCAGTCCTCAGACTTGCCGGAACGATAGCTCTGTTTCTGCGTCATGTAATCGTCATAAGCATCTCGTCCATCAGAACGGCTGTAATGCCCTCTGACATAATGCTCACCCCGTCTGGCATAAGAATTGCCCCTGTCGTAATCCGGCATCATTCTGCCATCATTTGCGCTGTATCTCCCCATACTATCACGTTTTCTTCCACGTTCGCTGTAATCGTCATTGTAGCCACCACGCATCTCATCAAGGACAGTGTTGTAGTACTCTACTTTCTTATCCCAGTACTGAGTGTTCTTGATATCTTTGTACATATCAATCAACTTGTATGTCATTTCCAGATTTCCGGTGGTCAGTCCATTATCAGCGATTTTGGACAGTTCGTCTTCAATTCTTGCGCATAAGTCTTTAATGTCTCTCATAATCACACCTCCTACGCTTCTCTGGTTACGACAATGTTTGCGTTCGCAACAGAAATAGCCTGATTGCTTGTGTTCTCTACTGCGATATTAACGCAACATCCGCGAGGTACATCAATATAGATGCCAGAGGACACATTGTTGTACTGGTCTACTGCTGCCGGTGTGGAAATCATCTGTGAAGATAATACAGGTTCGCCAGAGATTGCAATAGCCAGAGAAATAGCTCCGACAGTACCGCCTGTTGGAATTGCGATATTGCCAGAAAAATCCACGAAAAATCTTGCTTTACACTGGTTAGTAAGCCCTCTCAGGGTAATGATTCCGCTTCCCTCTCTGTGTTGAATACAGTTAGAACCTTTGACTGCTGTGTTTGAAAATACTACGTTTCCATTTGCTGCTACAGTCTGAGCAGCTACATTTGTAAATTCTGCCATAAAAATACTCCTTTCATATCACAAAAGGACAGGTCTCAGCCTGCCCCTCTGTGTAATACGGCATAAGCCGACATAATCATAAAGATTAAGATACTATTATTTACTTTTTAAATATTCCGGTATGCTCATTCTTGGAAGCTGATGTTTCCCTACGGACTCTTTTCCGAAAAGGCATTCTTCCGGTGTCCATCCCGCTCGATACCTATAACTAAGAACTTCTTTTCCAACACCAAGTTCTTTTGACCACTGCGACAATGTTTGCTTTTTTCCACCATATTTAATAAATGAATTATTACGCTTATTGTTCGCCTGTTCTTCCATCGGTATCCATTTACAATTTGATGGTTCATAATTCCCATTTACGTCTATTCTTTCAAGTGTAAGTCCCTCGGAATATCCGTTTAAATACGCCCATTCTCTAAAGCTCCAAAAATCAAGCCATTCATCACACATTTTTATTCCTCTTCCGCCATAATTTTTATAGCTGGGAGTATTTTTATTGTAACATCTTGATTTTATGGAACTCCACTTTTTATAAAACTTTCCTGTAGACTCTCCATGACAAGACCTTGTTTTTTTTGCATAATAGCTTCTAAGACATCCACAAGAAGTACTTGTACCTCTTTCAAGATTATATTGATAGCATTCAACATATTTTCCACATTCGCAGCGGCAAAGCCATAATGTGTTTCTATTTTTTTTGCCTACTATTTTTACAACCTTTAAATTTCCAAATACCATACCTGTTAAGTCTTTGGCTTTGTGCCTACAGCCGCAACTCGTTATATGTCCGTTTCTTAAACCTTTTCCGCTTTTTACTACGATTTTCCCACAATCACACTTACATTTCCAAGAATGATAACCTTTTTCACTCTTTCCTGCGTATTCCAACACTGTAAGCATGCCAAATTTTTCACCAGATAAATCTTTTATTGCCATGTACCTAACCTCCTTCTTTTTTTTATATTATATCAGAAATTAGGTACATAAACAATTCTAATTTTTCTGTCAAAAAAAATTAACAATTACAATTTCCATTGCATCCGCATCCAGAATATGGATATGGAGCCGGGACTACGTAGGATGGCACAGGCATAGGATTTATCCTACGAATCAGTTCTGCTGTCTGCGCTTCCTGGTTTGCCGCAATGTAAGCATTCTGTGCGGACTGAGAAGCCGCCAGTTTAAGTGCCTGATTCTCTGCTCTAAGGTCTGCTGTCTCTTTCTGGCAAAGATAATCAAGAATGGCACGGGTGTTGCTGTTCTGATTGTCCAGAATATCTCTGGTGTTGTTGTTCATTGAGTTCTGGATTGCACAAGTACTGGTAGCCATATCATATCTGATCTGAGCCTGTCCCTCCCTGTTGTCGCAGCAACACTGAGCTAGCTGTGCCTGCAAAGCATTTGTGTTCTGCATATTTGCTACAGTGTCAGCGTTAATAGCCTGCTGGATGCCGAAGCCAGTCTGCATGATGTTGGTGTTGATTCCGTTAAATCCGGTAAGCATACCGTTATTCATGGCGTAGAAGCCATCGCACAGGCCGCTATTGATTCCGTCAAGTTTGCTGATTACTGCGGAATTATCAAATCCTCTCTGAATATCTGCCTGAGTAGCTGCTGTGGCTGCATATCCGCCGCCGTTTCCATTATTGCCCCAGCCGTTGTTTCCCCATCCGAAGAAAGCAAAAATGAATAAAACAATAATCCACCAGCTACCATCTCCGCCAAACATGCCGTCATTATTTCTACCGTTTCCAGTAGCAGCGGCAATATCTGCTAAGCTATAATTTCCATCCATAATATAATCTCCTTTTTGTGTATTTACATCAATCTGGCCAGATTGTAATGTACTATTTCATTCCTTTCAACATGTGCTGGAATTGCCCTGCCATCTGTTGAACTTGATTGAGCTGCTGTTGAGAAATCTTTCCAGACTGCAACATTTTCTCGACTTCTGCTTTCGGATCTCCCTTAAAATTCTGTTTAAACTGCATAAACTGTTGTATCATCTGCATTGGTCCGTTTCCCTGCGGCATTCCACCACCGAGGGCGTTAAATAATGGATTACTCATCTGCGTTTCCTCCCTTGGTCGCTGATTCCTGTACGGTATTAGCCCTAACAGGTTCAGAAAATGAATTTAATCGGTTTATGATAGCTTCGTATTTGCCTTTTAAATCGTCATATTCCTGTCGTGTGACGTATTTACTGTCCATGTTCTGAACAGGCTGTTTAGGCGGCATCTGAGTGCCTATCTCGTGGTATTCAAATGTCCGCAGTGGCTGTGGCATACCGGATACATCTGTGGATTTTATGTAGAACTTTTCACTCTCTGAATCCATTAGCAAAACACTTGTCCCGGGTGCTACCAGATAGGATTTTGCACCTACTTCGCCGGATACCCACAGGATACCGCTATTATTCTGCTGTGGTTGCTGTACTGGTTGAGCTGGAATCTGGACAGGCTGTTGCTGGAACTGGTTCATTTGCCCAGGAACGCCAAAACTATATTGATAAGGATTGTTATATAATGCCATCTTATACACCGCCTTTCTGATTATATTTTTGCATAAAAAAAGAACCGGAAACAGGTCGTTTCTGGCTCTAATTAGTGTCTAAAAAGTATCAGCACACTTTAATTATTTTATTGTTTACCCTCCGGCTTAACCGCTTTGCCGTTGATATGCTCACGTTCATCTGCTCAGCGCAGTATTCGAGCGTATATTCCTTGCATCTCAACCGGAACAATCTTTCTTCGTCCGGTGTGAAATTACACTCTATCAAGAATCTGTCTATATCTTTCTTCGTGAACACATATAATTTCATGAGCATACCCCTTACTAATGCTAACGTTGATTCTGCGCAAGATAATTTGTAAGCTTCTGTTTTGTTTTTTTTAATTCTTCTACATTATTCCCACTAATCTGACTATCCAGCATGGTCGACAACACTTCCAGAATTAATGAATCTCGTTCTGCGATTCTCCGAAGACTTTCATAATCTCGTCTATCATGTTCTTCCAGTGTCTCAACTCGCTTGTTGAGTCGAAATGCCGGAGTAATCCACTTAAGGATTACAGCCGCTGCTCCTCCGACAATAGATACTCCTCCACAAATTGAGAGGAATACTTGTACAAATTCTGATATGCTCATTTATTCTCCTTTTCCCAGTAATATACCGGGATCTCATTACCGCTATTCCATGTATCGAAATATTTGCCCTCTTGTACTGTCACCACATGACCATCTATGCAGAGAATGTATGTGCCTGTCTGATGATCTGCGCAAAAATCATTGACTGTATAGATATATCGTTCTGATTGTTCAATCAGTTTGCGTCTGTATCCATGCTTATAGAGGTACGCGCCCCAGACATAATTTGCGCTTGGCATATCTGACAGAGTGCATGCCTGTATCATTAATCCGGTAAAAACCGTTTCCCAATCAAGGCCGGTTGCTTTGCATATTGCCCGGACAACGCAATCTCCCGTTCTCTTGTCCTTAACAGGATTAGGATTGAAATATTCCCATCTGTCCATCAGTCAATCCCCTTTGCTGTTTTATATCTCTTTGCCGCTCCTCTGGATTTTGCAGCATTCTGGCGGTTCCATTTAGCAATCATGAGTCGGTCTTGCAGCTCTCTTAGATCATTGTCTTTGCAGTAATCTTTGTATGCAGCATTTTGTTTCTGCAAAAGATAAGACTTCCGGTCAAGGTCTTGCTGTAATGCGAATTTTGCCTGTTCGTCTTTGCAGTTATCAACCGCCGCTTGCATTCCAAGGACTTCACGCTTTGTTTTTCGGATTCTTCGCTCATAAGTGCGCTGTCGCTGTTCTTTTTCGTACTGTTTACCTTTGTTGGCTTTGTCCTGCGCTGATAGTTCTGTATAGGGATTAAATTCTCCATCACTGGCTCCAAAACTATGCCGACAGTTGACCCCTGACAATCCACTCGCCGTTCCATATCCGGTCAATGAGAACGGTGGAAATTTCTTGCTCTTGCCAGAACGAGAGTATATCTTGCCTTGCCACCATGAGTGGTTTCCGGGATTCTCACCGCCGTCTCCTGTCCTGGCTCCCATGTGAGCACTGACCAGAACTAAATCCCAGTTCATTTCTTCCATGCGTTTTAGAGATATATCTCCCGTAGCCTGAGCCACGCCGGTCCTGACAGAACGTGCTACTGCTGTTTCAATCGTGTCTTTTCTGCCAGATGGATATGTGACAGTAACACCATCACTCACAACGTTATTAACCGCCTCTTTGATGGCTTGCGTATATCCAACTGTCCCAGTCATCACATGATTGTATGCAAGGTCGCATTGCTCAATATAGAGCCTTTGAGCGGCGCTTGCGGTTGTTCTCGTGAAGTTCTTCCACTCGCCCATAGTCGCAAGCATATTCCGCTCCATGAGCCTTATCATGGCTGGCGACTGTTCGAGCGGTACAGGACTTAATCCTGCCGCCTTGTATACTTTATCATCATAGTTCATTGCAGTGATTCCAGCATCTTCAAACGCTTCAAGGAGTTCCTGCTGTTCGCGTTTGGTATATTTGGATAGTTCTGCCAGAATGTCCTCTAGCAGCTCACCAGATTCCTGTAGCGTTCTGATTCTCCACGCATCGGCATTAGTCAGAATATAATCCTCACCTCTGCCGATTCTTGTCATCATTCGAGACACGATCTCAGAGATGATATACTGATGCAGCTCTTCCGCAATCTGTTCACTGCCCTCTGTTATCCGGCGTAAATACTCTGGACTAAGCATAATTATTCCTCATCACCGAACAAAGCCGGTTCTTTTGGCTGTGCCTCTTCAACCATTGCCTTAGCTTCTTCCTCGGTCATTCCCTCGAATTTCACGAAATACAGCCATGCCGGAACTTTGCCAGTGGTCACATACTGCCACCATCTTGCACGGTCGTTTTCACGCACATATAGGATGTCTCCGAAATCATAATTGACTTCATAAGCTCCAACAGGTGCAAGCCCGTACAGGTCAGCGTAAACGTTCAACGCGTAAATAACTTCATCTAGGCAAGACTCCAACTTATCTCTTACATCTTTGACGAACTGCACTGTTCTCTGCTGTTCCGCTTCTACTCCTGTAGCTGTCTGAATGCCACTAGATTCGTTAAAAACGAAGTACCCGTTGGAGAATCCAATCTTATATCCCAACTGACTTAAAATGGCGTTTATGCCGCTTATACGAGTATCTGTGTTGAGCTGTGGATTGATTTCTTGATAAAATTCTTTCTCGTCCTGTCCGAATACATTCTTGACAAAGTGCGGTAAGTTCATCTCATTACGTCTGTTCTCCATACCCTGCGGTGACATGGCTGATACAGGTGTGCCGCTCGGCATCAGCAGCCTATCATCTGCCAGAACAATCTTCTGAGAATCAAAAATCTCTCCGGCATTACGGCTGTATGCAATATCGAGGTCTTTTAATTCTTCTATAGCTTCCGCAAATATCGGCAAGCCCAGTGGTGTACTAATATCTACATTGTTCGCCTGTGGCGTCCGTAGAACTCCGTATAGAGGCGAAGTTATTTTCTTCATATTTTCCTTAAAAAAAGGACCTGCTTCTTCTACTAAATCAGCCCATTTTGTTTCTTTTATCGGTATAGCGTCTCCAATACTATTAGGTGATTTTGAAACATACGTTCTATTTGAGACATAATATGGGAAAAAGGTTACGCCATCTATGGTAGTTTCCACAAATCTATGATACTCCAACCTCGTATAATATTTTCGCCCAACCGTGTAAGAATCTTTAAATACGATTCCTTTAATCTCCTGATTATCATAATCCACAATCATCACATCTGCCGGGGTAAATACGTCAAGGCTCTCACCGTTTGGCTTAATAAATACCGTTCCGTAGGCACAGCTGTACTCTACCCAGTGTCGAATCTGGAAGTACACCTTGTCGATCTGCTCTTGTAACCATTCTGCACGTGATTCAATATCTTCGTACACGTTTATTGGATGCCCTGCGTATTCCGCTGTTGTGACATGCTCCCATTTGTAATGTTCTGGGTCTCCCTTTGGCTTTGATATCTGAATGCCGATCGCCAATGTTGCGAGCCGTGCTGTTTCTGAGCAGACAGATTTAGCAAAATTAATCGTCTTGATGCTATTTTTATCATCTAACCAGTATGGAACGCCTCGATATATGTTTGCACATTTATTAATCAACGATTCCATCTCTGGGAACTCTGCTGCCTGGATATTAAAATCCTCTTCGGCTTGTTTTTTGAAAATCATGTTAAACCACCTTTTTAGTGTTGTTATAAGTCCCATTATGCACTCACGCCCCAGTATTTTATCTCACCCTGTCTACGTGCTTCTGCTGCTTCTTCAAGCGTGTCATGCCTGCCTAGATCAACTTTTTTATTATCTACATAGATTGTTGCTCTATATTTCCCTCTGTCCATGGAAACACCAGTAACACCAGTTGAATTTATTTTTTCCATTCTTTTGTTTCTTGCCTGCTGAGTCCATGTTGCCCATCTGCAATTTTCTGGCGAATAGTCCGAATTTGTGTCTATTCTATCAATACTCAAATTATCAGCATATCCATTTTCTAATGCCCATAGAACAAACGCTTCTGAACTTTTATTCCATTCTTTGCAAACCTTTATTCCTCTTCCGCCATAGTCTTCATAATCTTTGTCATTGGGGTTATTGCATCTCTGACGAATTCCCTGCCAGATTTTATATATTCGTCTATATTTTAGGCTATATCCTCTTTTAAGCATTAGTCCCTCTTCTCCTCCATAATGATTCTGTTGCGTATCTACAAGCATCGACTAAATGGTTGTTCTCGTCAGGATATCCACTTATAACGTTTCCATCTTTGTCTCTTTCATATTCGTACTCTGAAAACTCTTTGTAAGCGTTAGGTGTTCTTTTGGGGTCAATAACAATAGTTCTTGTCTGAAGCCATTTCATAGAATACTCCACACTTCCAGGCCCTTTTATCGCACCCCTTGCTGGAAGTCCAAAGTCTCTATAATCATTGATTGATTTAGGCTCCGCAGAATCGCAAGTAATAGTATAATCATCGTATTTTCTTTTTAGAATCTCGTCTGCTGATTTCCTATTACTCCATTTATTTTCGTAAATTTCATCAATGAGATATATCTTTTCAGTGTTATGATTGTAATACAAACGAATAAAAGCATACGGATCAGGGAAAAATCCCCAGTCACACCCCTGAAATATTTTGTCCATGCGACTGATCTCTTCATCTGTAATATCTCTAATCTCCAGATATTCAAATACGTTTCCGCCATCGCCATTCGGAACACCCAGGTATTCATGTTCATAGGCTTCTGGATTGATTTCTTTCAGATGTGCTGCATCGTCAATAAACTTCTGTCCGAGCCACTCCGCCGGGGCTTCCAGATAACTTGAATGATGGATAACTCTTTTCGGGTTAGGTATGAGCTTAATCCTGTTTACCCAGTTTGATTTTGATTTTGGCGGGTTATACGATGAAAAATCATAGGATTCATCGCCGCCACGAAGTACTGACTGATTAACAGAACGTTCCTGAGCATCTCCCTTCATTTGATCTTTTTCCTCTTTCCAGAGGATTCCGATATATCCAAACTCCGGCTTAATAGATTTCAGTTTGGTTTCATCGTCCAGACCACGGAAGTATATTGTCTGTCCAGTCTTAATATACTTGATTTCAAGTGGTGACACCTTGCATTCAAATTCTTCCATCAGTCCAAGTTCGTTGATAGCCCATTTCATGTTAGCGTATACAGAATCTTTCAGAGTACCGGCCACCTGTCTTGTAATGCAGGCGTGCATCTGAGGATTATTCTTGATAAGTTCAACAATCTTAAAAGCCACAAATGAAGATTTCAGACCACCTCGACCGCCCTCAAATACATATTCAATATTAGGCTTAATCTGTCGGTTAATATCCACGAACGCCTTGCCAAGTACTCTGGCAGGAAGTTCATATTTGCTTTCGTCTGATTTTGATACAGCTACCAACTGTTCCCATTTGCCCACCGCCTGCATATTCCCTTTGATAGCTTTATCGTATACAGCAGCTACAATGCAGGCATTGTTATTTGCATCCTCATCAGATATTCCCATCTTTGTGAGTTTCTTTTTCGCGGCAGTCGGGGCAGGATTCTCAGCTATCATTTTTGCTAATTCAGAAAGGGTCTTTTTTTGACGACGTGCTTGACCCGAT